GCGACGGTCTCCGGGTTCTCGCCGGTTTTGACGTGGGCCCAGAACGTCTGTTCGACGCTGTCCGTCCATGCCCCTGCCGGCACGAGGCTGATGGCGTGCTGTTGGAGCCATTGGCGGGTGATGCCGCCCCATTCGGTGCGGTTGGGTTTGCTGGGCAGGTGGTCGACGTATTGGCCGTTGCGTAGCCATCGGCTCATTTTGGGCGCGTATCGGGGTTGGTCCACGGTTTTGGCGTAGCTGATGACGGCGCCGATGAGGTCTTTGGGCTGGCATGGCGGCAGGCCGTCCAGGCCTTGGGTGGCGGCGTGGAACGCGGTTTCGGCTTCCTTGCGGCTGCCGGTGTGGCTTGGGTAGGCGTTCCACGCCGTGGTGAACGGGTCGGCGAGCATCCGGTCTTCGAGCTGGGCCAGGGGCACCCGGTTCGGTTCTGCTTCGGTTTTCGGCGCGGAGGGGTTAGGGGAGGAAATAGGTATGGTTTGGTTAGGTATGGTAGTGCTTGCGTTTTGCTTCCCTGATGTTGAAGCAGTCTGCTTCGCGTCTGCTTCGTTCTGCTTCACGTTGGTTGAAGCAGTCTGCTTCGTTTCATCGGAAGCGTTCTGCTTCGCCTTTGCTTCGGCTTTCGCTTGTCTTGCAAGGCCTGATGCTTTTCCTCCCGCATGTCCGGCGTTGACTTTCTTGTTGTGAAGTTCGGCCGCTTCCTCCGGGGTCAATGGCTTTTTCTGGTTCTTGAAGCTTCCGAACACGGCCAATCCGCGACGGGTCACGACCGTGTATACGCCCTCGGACACTTCTTCGAAGAGCCCGTTTGCCACGAGTTCGCGCACGAGACGCAACGTTCCGCCCACGTTCTTGACCCTTTTCAGGTCGAAAGTGCCGTCGAACTCATCGGGTCTTGTGTACATCTGGTGGTCGCACCACGTCACCATCGTCACGTACAGGCCGCGCGCGGCCATGCCGCTGTCCTGCACGTTCGGGTCGAACGCGAAGGTGCTGTCGACACTCACCGACATGACACACCTCCCAACCGTGCGATAATCGACGCATGAGCAACGAGGAAAAAACCCGGTACAGCATGTGCGTCTCGATTGATTTCGAACAGCTCACCTATGGCGAGCTGCGTCGTTTCGTGGAATTTACCGCAGATCGCGCGGATGACGAGTTCGTCCCTCTTGACGAGCGCAGCGGAGAGGCCACGGGCTTCATGGATTACATCGACGCCGAACGCATCAATCCCGCCCGTTCGGGCGAATCCGAGGAATAGCAAACGCCTTCCCCTTCCAAGAGCCACGCCGCAAGGCGTGGCTCTTTTGCTTGGCATGGGATTCCACGTCATAATCACTCCGCCTCTTCGTCCTCGGCGGGCAGATATTCGCCTTCGAGCGCCTTGGTCTCCTCATCTGAGATGGGGTATCCGAGGTCTTCGAGCGCCCGATAGTAGGCCTGGGCGATGGTGATGTCGTCCTTGTCTGCCCACGTGCTGTGGTCGATGATGGCTTCCATTTGGGCGCACAGGATGAGCAGGAGCTCACGGTTCGCGGCCCCCTCCACGTTCTGACGGCGATGCAGTTCCGTGAGGTTCTGCTCGCAGTAGAGGTCCACGTCGCCGTCCTCGATGACCGGCAACGGCGAGGTGGTCAGCGCGTTGTAGGCGTCGAGCACCCTCTCGTCGTTGTCCCACCTGCGGCTGGCGATGAGGCCAGAATAGCCGTCGGTGCCGGTCAGGACGAGCAGGCTCAAACGGGTGTTGGCTTTGCGCAGTTGTCCGCCGTTGAACCGGGTGGCGTGCTCCCTGATCCAGACGAGACGCAATTGCGCGGCATCATGCTCGAAGCGTTTCCGCCGGTCCAACCGTTCCTCGGCCAAGGCGTTCTCGCGTTCACGGGCCGCGTCCCTGGCATCGCGTTCGGCGATCTGCGCGGCGCTCATGCGAGGGAACGCATACACCGTGGTGTCGGCGACGCGCACCACGGGCCCGTCCGTCGGATGCTTCACCCGCCACTGCTTCCACCAGTCGGCCAGATCCTCGGGCCGGCCATGGAACACGTCACAGAACCCGCATCCATCCGGTATCGACCACACGGAACCGGATTCAGGCTCTTCCACCGGCACTTGCAGCTCGAGGAACACGGCACGCACTGCCACACGCCACGCCTCGTCCTTCAACCGCTGGCGCAGCTGATTGGCCTTCCACGCCCAATTGTTCGACCCGGCCTGCGAAGCCAGCTCCCTCATCATGTCGGGATGCTCCTCGAACTCCGCCAACTCATCCAACTGGGCCAGAGACAACTGCGCGAACGCCTTCGACCCGGAACGCACATCAGCCGGAATCCGAGCGATCCGCAACCGGCCACGCACGAACGACTCGCTACGACCCGTCTTCGACGCCAACTCACCCACGTTCGCACCCAGGTCAAGCAGACCCTGATACCCGTCAGCCTCCTCCAACGGCGTCAAATCGGAACGCTGGCAATTCTCCACCAGCATCAGCTCGCGTTCGGTCTTCGCATCCAACTCACGCACAATGCACGGCACCCGTTCGATGCCGGCCAGCTTGCACGCCGCCAAACGACGATGACCAATCACCACACGAAACAGGCGCTCGCCGTGCTCCTCATGGTCGGGGGTTACCACAAGCGCCTGCTGCAATCCCTGTTCGCGGATGCTGTCGGCCAATTCGGTGACGTCGCCCACGTCCCTGCGGGGGTTGTTCGGGTTCGGGATGAGGCTCTTTACGTTGATATCGATGATGTTGATAGACAATTCGTCGGGTCACTGCTCCTTAATCGATGTGCTGAGATTCTGGTGCGCGGGCAGGTGCGGCAGACGCTTCCTGCGACGGCGTTGACGCTCATGCTCCAGTTGCTGGCGTCCGTGCTTGCGTTTGCTCATGATTCAGTCCTCCTTGATTTCACCGGTATCCGGATCCACACCGCCAGTGGGCAGATCACGCCACGGATCCAACAAACTGCGCTCGATATCCGCCTTCACCACGCGCTCGCGGGCCTCGACCGGATAGTTAATGAGGTCGTTGACCGCGTTGGCGGCGTCGAAGATGTGCTGCGAGAGATCGCAGGCGTCGTACAAGGCGTCGGTGATGGGGTCGATGTTCTTGTATTTCTCGATGTATTCATCCTTGGTGGCCAGGTCGAGCATCTTGCTGGCCGCGATGCGGAACGCGGCCGCGGCGTCCTTCATGCGTGATGCCTTGGCGGTCAGGGCGAGCAGCATGAGCGGCGTGATCTCGTCGGGTATCAGCGCGTCCTGCACGCCATCGGTCTTTTTCTTTCGTGACATTGAATCTCCTTAGAATTCAGGGTCTTGGCTGTCTGATGAAAAATCGTTGGAAGCGCCGAACGTGGCGCCAGGAGAGGCGGGTGCCGGCTGAGCCCACGGGTCACCTTCCGGCATGCCGGGGTTCTGGGCCGGGGAACCGTTCTGCCAGCCTTGTTGCTGGTTGGCGGGTTTGGCCGGATCCCCATAGGTCGAGCCACCGGAATAGCCGCGACCGGATTGGACACGGTTGACAGCGGCGGTCGCATACCTCAATGAGGGGCCTATCTCGTCGACGGTCATGTCGATGACCGTGCGCTGGGAGCCGTCCTGCGCCTGGTACGAGTGCTGTCTCAGTCGGCCCTGGGCGATCACTCGCATGCCCTTCTTCAGGGACTGGACGCAATGGCCGGCCATGTCGCCCCACGCGGAGCAGCGCATGAATAATGCCTGCCCGTCCTCGAACTGGTTGGTCTGCCGGTTCCAGTTGCGCGGGGTCGAAGCGATCGTGAAGCTCGCCACGGTCGCGCCGCCGCCCGTGGTGCGCAGCTCCGGGTCGGCGGTCAGGTTGCCGATGATCGTGAGAGCGCTCTCCCCGGCCATCACGCATCACCGTCCAACGCGCGCAGCAGGGCAACGGCGGCGGAACGTGCCTCGTCGGCCAGGTCGAACAGTTCCCAGTCGCCGTCACCGGCCGCGCCGTCGGCCAGCAGGCTCGCCACGTCATACGCCTTGCGCGAGAGGCCGCGGCACGCTTCCGCCACATCGTCCTCATAGTCCGTCGGCGTGGCATCGCGCTCCAGTCGCAGCCCGGTATGATCCATCGCTTGGTCAAGCATGGACAGCATCACGGGCAGCGTTGGCTTGTTCGGCGAATCGGCCACCAGCGACTGCAATATGGTGGCGAAGGCCACCCGCGGCGTCACGGTTTCGGTTTCGGGTTTCTCGCACATCTATCCCTCCTTATGGGTTTTGACTGGTTTGCGTTTCCACAGGCAGACCGCCGAGATCTGGCGGCGTTCCCGGTCGACCAGCACATCGCCGAACCGGGGCGGCAGTATGGTCAACGGCCATGCGTCCGTATGGTTGAGGTGCTGGATGGTGGCGAGCAGGCTGTCCAATAGTTCGCCGGCGCCCATGCGCATCCCCGCACTGTCCAACGGCCATTCGAACAGGCTTTCGCCTTCCTCGCGATGGTCGTAATCGGATTGCGTCATCACACCCCCTCTCCTCGATGGTTGAAATGATTTCGTGGACCGAGCCGAATCGAACGGCATCCCGCTGTTTGCCCCGCGTACATGACACCGCGTGATCTTCAGCGGGGGCGAACCTGCCGGCCCCACATGCGCCGCACCCGCTGCTCCGAGTACGACGCGATGGTGTTAGCGACTGTCCTTGTCGATTGCCGGGGAAGGAAAGAATAGGAACCCCGGCAAGTCCTTATTCGACGCCCGCCTCGGCCTCGAGCAGGCAGATCAGGCGAATGGGCACGCCAATGAAAGCGACCAGCGAACAGATGCCGTTTCCCAACGGGTAGCGGCATGCCTCGTGCGTCATCACCCACACCAGACAGGCCACGAGGACGACCGCCAGCACCGTCAGGTGACGCATGAACCGTTTCGACGGGCCGCCATCGGCCTTCCTGTATCCGGAGGCGTGATGCCCGTAATCATGGGAGTCCATCTATTCCTCCAATGTTTTGATGTAACGGCGCATCTCTTCCTTGCGCACATGCCTGCGACCGGGCTCCCCCCGCTTGTTCAACGGGCGAAACACATCGACGTCACGCTGGTTCACCGCGACCAGCAGGCCGTCGTAATCGATGTTGAACACCTGCGCGGCCTGCGGCAGCGTCAACGTCTCGCGCTCCCACAACGGCACCGGATTGCCGTCCGTGCGCACTCCTTCAGCTGTTATGGGCATCCCGGACTTCCTTTCCTTGATTTATGTGTTGGTTCACCTCCCCTAAGCTGGATATCGCGTAACTACTAGCTATGAGAGGAGGTGAAGAATAATGACGTATCGACTCGTGTTTGAGACGACCGCCGATAAGCGACGGTTTGTCGATTTAGCGGGAGAAGAGTATCCGTCGAAGACTCTCGATGAATTGGAGAGCGCCGCCGCGTCGGGTGGCGTGGTCTCGGTTCGAGGTCGGGCCCTCGGTGTCCCCGAGGGGTCTCTTATCTATCTCAATCCGCGTGCCGCCCTGTGGTGGTCGCTGGTTGAGATCGACGACTGACTCCGGCACGACGGCGGCGCGGACGGAACGATGTCCGCCGTGCCGTCGCCCGTTCATGCTGATTTCGTAATCGAACTGTTTGGCGATGGCATTCCGTGCGGCAATCAGATCGTTTTCCGACTGGGGATAACCGATGATGAGAACGATGCTCCCGAGCCCATATCTCAGGACTTTGAAACCGTCCCCTTCTTCAATGCGGGTGCTGATGTTTCCCATCACTTCACCTCCTTGCCGGCGAGTTCGAGCGAGACAATGAGGGCACCCACGCAAAGAAGGGAGGTGATTACATGGCGCAATGGAATATCCGTTTTAACGACGAGCTGATCGGACCGTTCGACGACGCCGAAACGCAGGCGATCTCCCAGAAGCTCACCACGTCGACCAGGACGCAAGGAGGGGTCGTCTTCAGCGGCAAGCTCGCGGATTCCGGGAACGACGTAACTGCGTACTGGACGCCCGGATGCCCCATCAGCTTCGAACAGATCTGAGAACGGGCCGTGACCGCGTCCCTGCGCTTGCACAGCAGGGGCGTCTTCATGCAGTACCTCGCGTACAGCACTCTTAATCAGGATGAACAGCTGGGAATGGGAGCGCACGAAGTCGTCCACGCTCATCGGTTCGTCATGGTTGTCCATCGTCGCTTCGCGGACGGCTTTTTTCATAGCGTCGTACTGCCCCGGAGCCTGCTCGATGAACTCATCGGCGGATTGAGGGATGAAGAACTTAACATCTTTCAGGCCACTCATTCCGCACCTCCTTCGCCGAGCGCTGGGATGGCATCTTCGGCGGAGTCAAGCCGCTCTGCCGAAGCAACAATCGAGGACAGCGGACGATTCACGGCGCACGCGATGCGTCTCAGCTCGTCGAAGTTGAAAATGCCGACATTGATCTTGCGGTTCAACGTGTTGCGAGGGATACCGGATCTGTCTGCGAGCGCAATCTGAGTCATATCTACCTCCGCAAGGACTTGCTTTATTGCAACCCCTAAATGTTTTTGCTCAAGCAGTTTCTGTTTCATATGAGACATGATAGGACGCACTGCGCGTCACACAAAACCCGGCGTGTCTCATATGAAACAAATTTGATTCACTTATGAGTAATATGACTCATATGCCAACAGGAAAGAAGACCGCAACGATTGAATCGAAGACGCTCTCAATCGCGATCAAGAGAGCTATGGCCGTGCGAAACATCAAAACGCGAGCCCTAGCCGACGAGTCCGGCGTACCCTACGGAACACTCCGACGCATACTTGAACTCAATACGGTCGCAGACTACGAACAACTCAGAAAACTCGCCGACGCCCTACGCATGCCGTTATCATCCATCATCGCGGACGCCGAACGACTTACAAAAGACGCAGGCGTCATCGAAGACTATCAAGACTCCGCCACCACTCCCCCGGCGCCCGCCGACATCGACGACGAGGACATCGATATCGACGCTTGGGCCGACCGTATCAAGGCCGAGGACAAGGTTAACGTCGAGTGATTCATTCGACCGCGTTCAGATAGGAAAAGGGAAATGTCGAGGAAGAACCGCAAACCGATCTACACGCTTTCGCAGGACGAGGCGGAACGTCTCGTCGCCGAGGTGAAGAACTCGGTGGAGAAGCTGTTCGTCATGCCCGCGGCGGGAGAACGCAACGCCGAATTCCACGTGCTCGGCGACGACGGGGAGAAGTTCACCATAGCCGTGTTCAAGGGCGCGATCAACGCCGACCGCCACTCCATGTCCGCTCGAATCACACGGCTCGGCGTGCCCCTGCTGCGGCTATGCGTGAACGGCTCGACCCACACGAACCCCGACGGCGAGAGAATCAGCGGAACCCACTGGCACATCTACAAGGAAGGCGAGGACGACTGGAACGCCCAGACTGCGGACATCGAATCACCGGACTTCGTGAACGATACAATAAGGCTGTTGGACAGATTCAACGTCATCCGCAGACCGGACTTCCAGGAGAAACTGATATGAACGAGACCACCGCCACCGACGAGCTCATCGCGGAATACGGCGAATGGCTCAAACGCGAATCATCCGTGCGCAACGTCGGCGAATGGCGCGAGGTCACTTTGCCGTTCCTCGACCGCTCCAACGACGACCTTTGCTTCTACGTCCGCACCACCGACGGAGTCACCTCGTTCACCGACGACGGGTACACGATGGCGTCCTTCGACCTCAACGGCGTCACCATCACCGAATCGAGACGCGAGCGCATCAATCGTCTCGCCCTGCGTTTCGGCGCCATGGTCGGCGATGACGGGCAGATCACCCTGGAGACCGAAGGAAGCCGTCCGGACGCGATGAACCGTTTCGTGCAGGCGTTGACCGATATCGGCTCCATGCTGGAGACCTCGCAGAAGAGGGTGCTGTCCTATTTCGCCGATGATGTGGCGTTGAAGCTCGACTCATGCCAGGTGTTCTACACTCCGAACGTGGGCATTCGCGGCGTATCCAGCTACGAACACAGCTTCGACTTCCTGTTCCAGCGCAGCGCCAACCATCCGACCCGGTTCTGCCAGGCTCCGAACCGATTCGACAAGGACGCCGTGAAGGACATCATGTTCGGTTGGGATGACACGAAGAAGGATCCCAAGCGCAGGGATTCCCGGCTGATAGTCATCGGCGACGACCGGCAGACGCCGTTGCAGCGCGGCGCGCTCACCGCGTTCCGCAACTACGGTGTGACCGTCATCCCCTACTCCAAATTGGAAGAGCGGGCTCCCGTGGAACTCGCCGCGTAGCTTCCGGGCCATATAAGGACTCATCCCGGCGACTCACCGCGAGCGCCGGGATGAGTCCTTGGTTCTTGTGTTTCGCTATATGATTGAGTCATGTCGGACGACAATGTCCGGCACGAAGGGAGACCCATCATGAAAAAGGCAATCGCACTGCTTGTTGCGGCGATGTTGCTTACCGGTCTGTCCGCTTGCAGGGGAAGCACTACGGCCGATGCGCCGGCCAAATCCGATGGCACGTCAAAGACCGAGACCAATAAGGAAGAGCCCAAACCCCAGCCGGCCGATCTGACCGGCACATGGAAGCAGACCAATTCCAACGACCCGAACTCATACATGGAAGCCACCATCAGCGGCGACACCATCGAGGTCAACTGGATCGGCACCGACACCAAGAGCCTCTACTGGAAGGGCACCTATCAGGCACCGACCAAGGCCGGCGACTGGAAGTGGACCAGCCAGGGCGACACCGAAACCATGGCTCAATCCCTGCTCGCCTCGCAGGACGCCACCAAGGACTTCACCTACAGCGAGGCCGACGGCGTGAGCTGGGAGACCACCGCGCTCGGCACCACCATCACCGTCAAGACGGCCAAGCAATAAATCCCGTGTCGGGCGGATCAAGCCCTAAACACGAAACCGCCCCGGTCGCTCTGCGAGCGCCGGGGCGGTTTGGTTTGTAGGGATTCAGACAAGTGCCGGGATCGATTCCATTGATACTGGTTTTTCTCCCAACAGCATTTTTGTTTCGGGTCCTTTGGGCAGGCTTCGCGGCATTATCACGCCGTTTGGTTTGGTCCTGAGATATGTCACGAACATGGCAATGGTGGTATCGCCGTTTTCCCATTCGGAGATATCGGACAAGTCCTCGGCGTCGGATGTTCCGCCGTTGAAATGTTCAGAAGCAATCATCGTCACCTGATCCCCCATCTTGATGAGGATATTGGCGCATCCGCCTATCGCTTTGACTCGTTCCACGAGAAAGTAGAGCTTTTCCTCTCCCAATGCGACGACAATGGGACAGTTCCCTTGCTCGTCACGAACGGTCAGCACGTCATCGAGCAATCCCATTGACATGGATATGTCAATGCGAGTTTCGAATAGATTCAGCTCGTCGTAGTGTTTGTACGGCGCCTTCTGCAATTCCGGTGATTGTTCGTTCATCCCATTCACCTCCACATGTTTTCATTGCGTTGATTGCTATCGTGTTGATCAGTACCGAAGAAACCGCACATGCATACCTCACATCCTTAAGAGAATCCAGCCGATGGATGAACTGCTTGTCCACCGGCAATCCGCTTGGCGGATGATGCCCATTGGGATGTATGTGGCAAATATTGTGCGAACAGTCGATCTCAGCGGCTTGCCACATATCAGCGCGCCCCTTGGACTCATCGGGGACGGAATCGTCATCTTCGATAATCTCAAGAGAATCATCAATAGTTTCTTCGTCGAAGTTGACTTGTATGCACTGGAAGAATCGATGGATATGACCGCTTTTGCGCCAATCGACGTAAATGGTTCTGGCGTTTGTCGGCAAACCATCGGGTCCCGTGACGGTGCGGTATCTGACGGGTGAGCGATCGCAATCCGGGTCTGGCGTGAACTTGCCCTCTTCCCAGATGTCCGGCTCGTCGGGCTGCACCGCATCGATATCGTGGCTTCTGCGTCTGGAGTTCTTTATTCCCATTTCAGTGTTGCGATATCACCGTTTCTTCCGATATCTATTAGCCCGTTCTATACCGACGACTAATGGATACGCCGCGAATCCACGACGCCAATCGGATACGACAGACTTTCCGATAAGCGCCATGACGCGATTCAAAGACATTGCGCCTGCCATGATGGTTGCTCCTATCGCAGCATGCAATCTCTTTCCCTGACTTCCCGTTGCATGCTGTATGTTCAATCTACACGTATTAGATGAACTTGTGCACATTTTTTATCGGAATGTGCATAAGTTCGTCCCATTTTTGGATTGCCCGCGCGTGTCGCAAAATGATACGAGCGCGGCACTGCGGGTGTTGAATACGGCATTTTATGACACGTCATCACTGTCATCCGTGAGGCTGGGTATGGCTTCGCGCATCATGTCGGCGAGCGCCTTGGTGCCCCAGTGGGTGTATCGGGCGGTCATTTGGATGTCGGTGTGGCCGAGCACGGCCATGCGTTCGTCTTCGCTGGCTCCTGATTCGGCGACTCTGGTGGCTGTCCAGTGTCGTGCGGAGTGGATTTTGACGTATTGGAGGCCGGCTGCTTGGAGGGCGTTTCTCCAGCGTCGGTTTTCCTGTTCCTGTCGTATGGGTCGGCCGAGGAGATTGTTGAAGATGAACTGGTGGGGGTGCATGCCGAACATGATGATGCGGTTCCACAGCCGGTTCCACAGGTTCCATGTGATGGGCACGAAGCGTACGCCTTTCTTGGATTTTGGTGGTACGAGCCAGAGTCCGCCGACCACGTGGACGGCGTTGTGCCATTTGGGTATCACCGCGTCGGCGCCGCCGACGTAGTCCTGGAGCTGCTGTTGGACGAAGATGCCGGGTATGCCGTCGCGTATTTCTAGCTCGTAGGGCATGAGCGCGTATCGTTCGCCTTCCCTCATGCCGGTGGCGAACGCGAGTTCGAACAGGATGGCCCACATCTCGGTGTCCTCCGGGGAGTCGTGCGGGCCTCGCCTGCCTCCGGCCATGGGTGCCTTGACGGCGGCGGCGATCAGTTCCTTGGGCTGTGATTCGTCGAGTATCCTCTGCGGGGTCTCCTCGTAGCGTGGCGGCCTGACCCTGCGACAGGGGTTGCGGTCGATGAGCTCCTCGAGTTCGGCGTCGTCGAGCGCCTGTTTGAGTATCCCGTGGTATTCGCGCACGGTTCGCGGCGCGCGGGTTCGGCCGAGCCTGTCCATCATGAGGCGCACGTGCGCGGGCGTGAGCTCGGCGAGCCGCACTCCCCCGATAATATTGGCGATGATGTTGCACCGCTTGTCGAGGTTGTACCAGGTGTTGGGTTTCAGGTCGCGGCGGCGCTGCCCGCACCATCGGATGATGTAGTCGCGCAGGTAGGGCGACTGATTGGAATGGATGATGCCCGTGCGCTCGTATTCCCTGAGCTTGTTCTCGTGGCGTTGGCGGGCGTCGGATTTGACCAGTCCCGTGGTCTCGATGATGCGGCGGCGCCCGGTGCCGGGGTCGGCCGTGATCTCGGTGCGGAAATGCCATTTGCCGGCCTTGTCCCTGAACACTCCTCCCGCGCCCTTGGTGCGGCGTCTTTTCGTTGCGGCCATTGGGTTCCCTCCCTGTTGGGAGTCCACTCTATAGTCCACTCTATCTGGGTGTAAAACGCGGCATAACGCGGGTATTCCCGCAACTCAGCACCACGCAATGAAACCCGTATGAGGCCTACTGCCACCTACGTTTTCCGCACCATTCCAACGATTCTCACCACTCGTCAAAACCCGCGTGAAGCGTGTGCTGTGAATAGACTCAAGTTTTGCAGAACATGGAATACGGTTTGGCGGCGAACCTCCTCGCGGGTGCCACTCAAACG